ATATAATACTCATTATATGGGTTACTATCTGAATATGGTTGGCAATGAATCGTTCCTTGATAGCGCACAGCTTCGTCAATCGGTTGTATCTCATGCAAAGCATCTCAACTATACACCAACCAGTATTAAAGGTTCAGAAGCGGTTGTTAATCTTGTCATTACACCAGATGGTACAGAAGACAATGTTTCAACCACACTAACTATGCCTAAGTTTACTCGATTTGTTTCTGAACCAATCGATGGTGTGAACTATGTCTTCTCTACACTGACCTCAAATACAGCAACCAAATCTGGTAATTCATTCAGCTTTACAAATCTTAAGATCCGTCAAGGTACACCAATCACACAAGAATATCTTGTAACTGATGGTCAAAAGAGATTTACTCTACCTTCTGCTAATGTGGACACCGATACAATCTCAGTTGTTGTTCAAGAATCGGTATCAAATTCATTCACCACAACATATACTCTCTCGGAAGACCTCACTGAACTTAGAGCCAATTCTACTGTATATTTCATTGAAGAATCCTCAGATGCTAATGGTTCTTATACCATTTACTTTGGTGACGGCATTCTTGGTAAAGCTTTATCAAATGGCAATATTGTCATTACAAACTATCTTGATAGTGCAGGTCCTGCATCAAATAAAGCAAATACATTCTCCGCCGTTGGTTCAATTGCTGGTTATTCTGAGAATGTTTCTGTTAGATCGGTATCGGCTGCCGCAGGTGGTGCAAATAAAGAAGGCATTGAGTCAGTTCGATTCCGTGCACCAGTTGCATATTCTATTCAGAATAGAGCGGTTAATAAGAATGACTATGAAGCACTCTTGCTGAAAGATTATCCAAATATTGAATCAATCTCAGTTTGGTCTGGTGAAGAAAATGATCCACCAGTATATGGTAAGGTGTTTATCTCTCTTAAGCCAAAGGCAAACTATTCTATTACCGAACTTGAAAAAGAAAGAATTAAAAACGAGATCATCTCTAACAGAGCCGTTCTTACTGTGTTCCCTGAAATCATGGAACCAAACTATACATACTTGCTCTTTAAGATTGGTGCTAACTATAATCCAAATCTAACATCAATGTCAGAAGCCGATATTCGTGCATTGATTGCAGCCGCTGTTGAAGACTTTACTATCGATACATTAAGAAGCTTTAAGGCGGCTTATAGAAACTCGGTATTACATCACTATCTCGACCAGATTGGCAATTTTATTCTTTCTTCCGAAATTGAAACCTATCTACAAAAGAGAATTGAAGTAACTACAGGTGTAAGTAAGAACTACACACTTGAATACGGAACTGGACTTTATCGCGGTGAAGTCGGTGAAGCTATGACTTCATTCCCTGCTATCAAAGTAAATGACTTAGAGGGTGTTGAAAGATCGATTTACTTCGAAGAAGTTCCTCAGTCATACACAGGTGTTGATGGTATAGAAATTACAAATCCAGGAACTGGTTATACAGATACACCAACTGTAACAATTACTGGTGATGGTTTTGGTGCAACCGCAGAAGCTAAGATTATTAACGGTAGAATTAGCACAATCAATATCACAAACAGAGGTACCAACTATACTCGCGCTATTGTAACAATTACTGGTGGCGGCGAAGGTTATGGTGCAACTGGTGTAGCTAAACTTCAGCTAAGATATGGTGATGTTAGAACTTATTACTATAAAGACAATGGTGAAAAAGTTATTGTTAATCCAAAGGCCGGTTCAATCGACTATGATGCTGGTATAATTGAATTGACAAATTTAAATGTAAACTCAACCATTGAGAACGACCTCTACGATCCAAATGTTTTGGTATTTAATATCAAACCAAGCAGAGACACTATTTTCCAACAGAGAAACTTCATTCTAGATGTCGATCTAAATGATCCGAGTTCGAGACAAATCACCATGGTTGCTGAGAACGGCTAATGTCAAGTAACAACAAAATTTCTAACTTCGTAAATTCACAGGTTCCTTTCTTTGTAAGAAATGACCATAGAACTTTTGTTGCTTTCCTTGAAGCATACTATGAATATCTTGAGCAAGAAGGAAAAGTAGTCGATCAGTCTCGTAATTTACAGAACTACACCGACACCGATAGAACGATTACAGACTTCGCCACTCATATTGAAAACACCTATCTCCACGACTTTCCAAAAGGTTCCTTTGCTGGTGATAAATCGACTATCATCAAGAACATTAAAGACTTCTATCGTGCAAAAGGCACAGAAAAGTCTGTAAAGTTCCTTATGCGAGCAATCTTCGGTGAAGATGTTGATTTCTATTATCCGAAGAAAGATGTCCTTAAAGCATCTGATGGTAAGTGGTATATTCAGAAGTCTCTTCGTGTAACCGATACGCAAGTTTCCAATGTTGCTAATAATGACATTGTAGCACTTGAGAAGTATATTGGTCGCAGAGTTACTGGTGCCACATCAAATGCTTTCGCCACTGTCGAGCGTGTTGATCGTTTCTATCAACAAGGCACACAGATTGATGAACTAATTCTTACCAATATTAAAGGAACATTTGAAGATGGTGAAAGCGTAAGCACACCATTCAATGAAAATGAAGACATCAAGATTGTTAAGTCTAATGTTTATGGTTCCGTTGTAAACTCAATCACAATCATCAATGCTGGTTCTCGTTATAATGTTGGTGATCCAGTTATTATTGTGAGTTCTTCTGGCACAGGTGCATGTGCGGTCGTTGGTCGCGTGTCAACAGGTAATGTTGCATCTATTGCAGTTATCAATGGCGGTGCAGGTTATCAAAACAACAATCTTGTGCTTATCTCAGGTGGCGGCGGTGCAGGTGCAAATGCTAAAGTTGACTATGTTGAATTGAGTGAGTTTTATCATCCAAGATCGTATAACTTGGTCATCTCACTTATTTCATCCGAAGCCAATACACCGATCAATAATACAAAATATTCTAATTTAGTTAGTTCAATTACTGACCCTGCAAATGCATGGGTTCAAAATTCAATGTCAACCTTCAGATATAGCAATACTGGTCCTGCATCGGCAATTGCTATCATTGCTCCAGGTTCTGGTTATATCGAAACGCCTTCAATCTCTATTCTGGCAAATACTAGAGTTAAAGAACTTGGTATTGTTGGTCGCTTAGATATTATTGATGGTGGTTTTAACTATGCAAACGGAAGCAAAATTGAAATCATCAATGTTCCAGGTGGCTACGGAACTGGTGCAAGAGCCAATGTTTCACAGATACATGCTAATGGTAAAATCAAACAAGTAACACTCGAAGCTAATACAGGGTTTATTGTTGGTGGTTCTGGTTATGACATAAACTTCTTACCAACCGCAAATGTTATCACATCAACAGGCAATGGTGCAAATATTCAAGTAACTGCACTTACTATTCTTAGCGGCGGTTCAGGTTATATTACAGAACCTACTGTTGATTTAACAACATCAGGTGATGGTACAGCAACAGCAAACGCATCGGTTGTTAGAGGTGTCTTTGCATATCCAGGTCGTTATCTAAACGATGATGGGCATCTTTCTTCATATAACTTCTTGCAAGACCGTGATTACTATCAGAACTTCTCATATGTGGTTCGCGTAAAAGAATCAATTGAGAATTATAGAAAAATTCTGAAAGACCTCGTTCATCCTGCTGGTATGAAACTGTTTGGTGAATATCTACTTGAAGATAATGGTGAGACTATGACAACATCTTCGACCGCCGAGAGTTCACAGGATGTTATATTCAAGACAGGAACTTACACCAGTAATGCGTATAATGTTCAGGTAACTCTGGCATCTCATGGTATTGCTAATAGTTCAAATGTCTATCTTGAGTTCTTGACTGGCTATCTAAGCAATCAGAGTGGTAATGCAAATGGTATGTTCCTTGTTGTTTCAAATACAACAAATACCTTCAATGTCGTAAGCTATAGAGTAAGTAACACAACCAGCGGTTCAGTCTCGGTTGGTAAAATTGTGACATAAATAAGGATTAGACAAAAGGTTTAAGATGACATCTTCAGTTTCCAAAAAATTTAGCGTTGATACCGCAGAACAGTTTATCGAATCGGTCTCAGAACCAGCCGCAACCGTATTGTATTTGACATACGGCAAAGTCGATGCTTGGGCTAATGATCTGTCACC